GAACAATACCAACACTAACAAAACACAAAGCCCAATCATTGCTTCGCCTTCTATTACTATATCCTTAATCATAGGACTATGGTTAGGCGGGGGCATGACCCCCAACCCAATCCACCCTTGTTAGGATTTGACCAATACGGCCACTACTTCATCGGAAGCCCTAAAGCAACCGTAGCAATGACGGCATAATGTCATGTCAATGATTGAACCGTCAATCAATTGTATATCTAATTCAACCATTTGGTTTTTCGGTGTATCGTGGTGCATTGTTTCGCACCCGATACAAAACTTGTTTATATCCATAATTACGGGGGGGTCGCACTTAGGAATGGGAATAAGTGCCGTTCCCCCTATCCGTTAAGGATTGCATCTATTGTTAAGACATTGATGCTTCGCTTCGGCTTGACCCCCGATGGGGTGCGTTGTGTCGTTCCGCTTATCGCCCTTCTATCTATAATGCCGAAGGTTGGCCTAATGCCGCCCGTGATAGAAATTCGCCCGATGTTGATTCATCGTATTCCTAATTAATTCTAACCCGTTGTGATTGGGTTGGCTTCCGTCGTGGCGGCCGCCTTGCGTTATTCGCAAGTCGTTAAGGGGGGTGTGTCCGTCTATGTGTATTCAATCAAAAGTCTTTAAGCAATTCTTGAAGCATAGGAATGTAGCCCGTTGCGGTCATCTTTGACTTAGAAGTTAATTCATCAAGGTCGTTATTATCCGACTTTGCGATTTCTTCGTAAGCATTAACCCAAACGATGGTTCCTTCAAGCATAGTAATCAACCCTTCAATTGCTTCCTTTGTGTGGTAGCACTTACCCATATTATGGGCGGTGATGTAATCTTGAACGCATCGTATGACTTTGTTTAGACCGTTGGCGACACCCATAGCACAAAAACCACGCTTTGACACTTTACCGTTATAGTATTGTGTTTTTGGTGGCGTTTTCAATACGCTTGTTTGACTTTCGACAACTTTCTTCGTCATGTAATACCCCTTTACATTTTGTGTTCGTTATCACCCGTATTTATTCGGCTTAGGTTTATTCGCTATATCGCAAAACCGACATCATTGGGTCGGTTTATGGGTATTGTTAGGATTGTCTATGGCTTCGCCCATAGGTCGGCATCTAACCGATTTTGTAGCGTTTCTACACCTATACGAACACAATCCACTTTTATACGCTTCGCCCCTTAACACCACACCTTCGGCAAGGCATAGCCATACTTTTCACCGTCGCAACGGTAGGAAGTCGCCCCCCCGCCCCCACCCATTGGGGACAAACCACCCTATTCATTCAAGTATATGAATGATTTGCATATACACTTATATATGATGACAAAAAAATGAAATTTTTGTATCAATCTAACGCCCACCTCTCCGCATTTTACACGAAAAAAATTTTCTCAAAAAAAATTTATAAACCGTTAAAAAATGGGAATTTTCCGCCAGGTTTTGACGAAATATTAGAATTTTGCCAGTTGTCGAGCGTGGTCGTAGCCATGCTAAATGACTCGTGTTTGCTCGGCATAATGAATTGGTCTATCGCATGAGCGAAGGCCATAACCATGTCATTGTGTTTTCCTAAGTCCACAATGTCGCCATTTTTCCAAGCATGACTTTCTAATTCTTCTAAGAATGGTCTGACAACCCTGCGAGTTGCTTCATCTCCAAAGGGTAAAATGATTCTGCCTTGTTCAAACCATGCTCTAAGTCTGTTCATCAGCCCTTGCTTTAGGGATTTATTGCTTGCTTTTGATGGTTTGTAGTCAATAGTAATTCCTTTTTGCATAAGTATTGCATTATACAACCTTTGAAACCCTACATCTTCAATTGCGATAGGAGGCATTTGATACCTTTCATTGTATTGTGCTATTACATCTACCTGCTTTTCAGGTGGAAAGTCATTTCTTCTCCAAATATCAACGAGGTAAATGTAGCCATCTGAGTCTTGCCTCAACACTACAAGTACTGAATAGTCTTTACCTAACCCATGTGAAGGGTCAAAACCAATTACATACTTACCTTGATGAAACTTCTCCTTTTCTAAATACAACTCCATATCCATATTTTGACGAGTTATGTGTCTTGGGAATACTTGTGAATCTTCATCAATAACCCTACAAAGATATTCTTGAGTAAATTCTAATTCCTGCATTGCTTCTTTTTGTTCAAGGATAAATTCTATTGGTCTATGTTCAGGCCAAAGGCATTCTGGCTTAACATTATCGGGGTCTGCTTTGTATTCATCATAATTCTTTATTGCAGACCATACTCCAGATTTCCAAACCTTATTACCCAGCATTTCAGTATGGTAAATATCAGTCATAGCCATAGGAGTTCCTACACAATATAGGCTGGTTCCTGGAGAAAGCATAGGAGTAACAACCTTTCTAAGCCAACCTCTTACATTATCCATTGACATATCGCCCATATCCATAAGAACATCGTCAAGAGCAATACAGGCAGGGTGTTCACCACGAATAGCAGAACCAACAGATGTGGCTCTTATCCATGCACCATTGGTAAAAAACAATTCATATTTACCACCACGCTTGGTATCAAGATACTTTGACAATTCTTTATGCTTAAGTATATCTTCTCTTATTTCTTGTAAACGCCTTGAAGCAGTATCCCTGCTTGCGGAAAACAACCAACAAGTAAAAGGTTTATTACGCCACTTTAGGAAAAGGGCATGATGTAGCAATACGATACGAAGTGTAGTGGATTTAGAGTGGTCTCTGGGTGCAATGATGCAAGTTCTGTGAACCTGTGCATCTTTTCTATCAGTATACAAATTAATCCATTCACCGATATGATTTCCCCATGTATAACCTAACCATTCATAAAAATACTTAATATCGTTTTTTGACCTCAAAAGGCTCATACGAGTGGTATCAATACGCAAGGGGCATCAATCCTCCTTCTCTCTTACAGTGAGGACATAATCCAGCCATAGCCTTTTCAGAAGTCATAATGTTTGTAGCAAAACCACAAAACTTACAATATACCTTTTCACAAAACCTATGCTCTGTCATCTCTTACCACCCGTAAATATCCACAATAAATTGAAACTCCATTCTTTTTTGACCTGCATGCTGTTGTAGCGTATATTCCTCGCTTACCACAATTCATACATTCACGCAAACAAGTCCTATTCCCCATCAATGTCCCTCCACCGGAGAGAACAAACTGCAAATCAGACCTTCTTCTTTGTCAATCATGTAGCCAGATAAACCTGCTTTTGACATTGTATAACCAGCCCTTGCATGGTATCTGTCATGACCTGCAAGAGAAGCCAATTGAATAATAAGAGTACCAGCACTTTCTTTGACAGTTTGATGGTGTAAGTGTCCGTGAAACCAATAATGGTTGTCGGTGTTGCCCCATTCTTGTCTTGCTTCATTAGCCATAAGTGCAGGTAATTTGTTCATTCCTTTATCGCCATGAGTCAAACCTATCAAATTGTTGCCGTAAGTCATGTATTGTCTTGGGTATGGTGAAACTACGATATTTACATCATCAACATTTCTGTAATATGCGTCAAGATACATAATAAGAGCCAAAGCAGACATTCTATCGTGGTTTCCAGCCATGTTGTATATTTCAACAGGTGCTACTTGCCTAAGCAATTCTATGTGTTCAACAGCCAATTCACAACCACTTTTAAGGATTTGGGCTGGTGTTCCGCACATATCTTGCGGAGTACCCTTTGTAGTTGTTCCTAAGTCGTTATCTACATGAAACCAATCGCTACCTGTCCCCAGAATAATCTTTTCAGGTTGGTATGGTAGTCTTGAAACAAGGTCTTGAGTTCTATCCATTAATCTTCTTTTTGCTTCATCGAAGTTATATGTTTCTCCTACTTCATCTTCCCAACCATATTTGCCCCAATGAAAGTCAGTTGCCGATACAACAAGGGCATAAGGCTTTTCGCCATCAGTTAATTCTAAGCGAATAGGTGAAGCAGGTGCTTCAGGTATAAGGTTTAGGAATTCTTCTATTAAGTGGTCGTTAAGATTTCGCCACTTTGCAGCATCTTTTTCAAGGTCTTTCCAGCGAGCCTGTTCAAACTTTTCAAACAATTCTTTCTTTCTCCAATGGATTAGGTCATTTACCATTTCATCGGTATCTTTCTCTGCAAATTCTTCATCTGTAAATGGAGACATATCGTGAGTCCAACCATGTCTTTTTCGGTATTCTTCCAGCCAGGGTCGAGGCATAGCATACTTTCTGCACATTTCATTGATTGTTAGTGCGTCAGTCGCCATGTTAGAATAGTCAGCCTTCATTTGTCGGTGAACATCACCTTCTATTTGCACCACTTGGTCAGCTGCACGAAGGAAGGTAAAGTAAATATCTTCATCTTTATTGTAGTAATATGCGTCAGTTGAATACATGCGAGTGGTAGGTGCTGCTACAACTTGTGGATTTATTGCACTATTACCCTTCTGCCACCTTGTAGTAGCCATTTCCCAGCCCTTAACGGACTTTATAGGGTAAAGATTGTGTAGGTGTCGTGCGAATGCAAGCCTTGACATTGTAGCCAATAAGTGTGATTCTTTTTCAATTAGGTCATAACCCGTTCCTGGAGATGGTCGCTTAGACTTCTTATTGTTCATTACTCCGAACAAACAGTCAATTACCTATAAATGCACCCCCTATTGAATAATTATTTTTATGCTTGGGTGAGAAAAATAAAGGCAACACAGCGCCAATCTTTATTTATTTTTATTAATTTTAAGGGGTTTGGGGTCTCCCATAGCCAAATTTATTTGTATTTGTCCGATTGTGTGAAGTATGGACTTTTCGCACATACCAATTCCGTATGAAGAGTTCGGCAAGTGGGCTATACTACTTATCACTTTAGAGATAATATTCTGGGTCTTTATTGGCTCTAAGAGTATTAAACTCTTCAACAACCTTATAGGAAAAAATAAAAAATAAACACTTATACCGAGCTGTCATGCGTTTATTTCTTTCCGCAAAACGAGTGAAAGAATAAAAAGAATTACGGAACACTTAAAGGTGCTGTGAGACTGAAAACGCACTATGGGTATTTTTGACAGGTTTCTTGGAAAATCCGACAAAAAAGTTGAAAAAACAGCAGAAATTGTCCAAATTCCCATAGATTCACAAATTCCTTCGCCATTTAGTGCTTCTATCAAAGATATTTTGACTGAAACGGAGGCAATGAGGACACAAGGCTACAAACAATACGGTTCAACCTATGATACTGAATTTGATTTGTATGACGATATGCTAAGACTTGACCCAGAATTGAATGGTGCAGTCAGGGCTGTCAGCCTTACAGGCAACAAATACAAAATTGACTATTCAAAAGCCAAGAATCAAAGGATTCGTATGTGCGTTGAAGAATTTGTTGATAACATTGACTTTGATGATTTTATCATAAACACAATGCGAAACCTTATTGTCTATGGTAATTCAATAGATAAAATTGTAGGAAGGGCAGGAACGGGTATTACTGACCTACAAAGCATACCTATCACACAAATTACTATTGTTGATTCAAGACCAAACTCTGCAAAAAGCCCAAGAGCATACGGTAAAGATGACCCAATAATGAAAGCAATAACATATCGCTTTAGAGAAATGCAACAAGGCGAATTAGAAATACCAGCAGATGAAATATCGCACATAAAAATTGACTATCGTTCTAATTGGTGGAGGGATAGATTAGACAGATGGACTTATGGTGTATGGGGTGCTTCCCGATTTAGCAGTTTGAAACAGGCAATTCGTGCTAAATACAATACCATGAACAACCGTATCGCTATTGAAGATAGCATGACAAAGCAGTTTATCAGCATTAATATGAAGGCTGTTGAACATATTACTGACCCAAGAGAGCAAAGGGAAAGGTTATCGCACATTATGACTGAAGTTGGTAAATTGTTGGAGAACCTTCGTGCCGACCAAATCCCAATTTTGCCTGATTATGTTCAAATAAACCAAATGGATATGAAAAATGTCCCAGATAATAGTAAATTCCTTGATATGATTAATAGCGATATTTCTGCTGTTCTTCAGGTGCCTCGTGTTGCTGCTGGTCAAGAATCGGGCTCAACCTTTGCTGCTACATTCAATGCTAATATGTGGTCTATGCAAGCAATAGCAAGGCTACAAGAAGTTGTTGTTCAAGCAATACACAAACTTTGGTTGCATCATTGTGAAATGAAAGGTGTTGTAGCAACAAAGAAAGACTTGCCTGAATTATACTTTGAACCTGTTGATGAAGAAAACAACTACCAAGAATACCAAAGGGTGTCTTTGGGCTACCGTGATGGTGTTATTACAAGAAATGAAGCAAGAGAAATTCTTGGGTTTGCACCTGTCCCAGACGGGTCAGACTTTAAAGAAGGTAAGAAACTATCCGAAAGACCTTTAAGTCCTCGTCCTCAACAACAAATCAACGAAGGAGATAAAGGAGGCACTTCAGATGAGTAAAAAAGATACCTTTAACGACAGAATGGTAAAAAGAACTGTTATACCTTCTATTTATCTATGGCTTCTTGCTTGTGGCGCAGTAGTAGGTATGGGTATTCTACACCCAGATGTTGTCCTTGCTAACCTTGATGGATTTATTGCTCTTATTGCTATTATTGGCGGTACTGCTGCTCCTGCGCTACAAACCGTATTGCGTATGTGGGAGTCAGAACAAAGTCAAGAAGTTGATAATATACCAACAGACTTAGACCACGATAGACAAAGAGATGCTGCTCAAAAAGAACACATGATACAATTAGAAAAGTTGGCTCAAAAACACAAGCATGAATTAGAAAAGGCTGCTCAGGCTCATGCACACGAATTGGCTTCTCTTAAGGCTGAATCTGCTGTCAAAAGACCAATAAAGAAAAAGGAGTGATATTATGCCAGAGCCAAAAAGCGGAGAATCCCAAGACGACTTTATGGATAGGTGCATGGGTGATGATAAAATGAATGATAAGTTTGAAAATCCCAAGCAAAGAGCAGCCGTATGCAATTCATACTACAAAGCAGAAGAAGAAGTAGTTGAAGCCCTACAATATGGGAGGCCAAAAAAGAATGATATTAGAAAAACCCCAGCCGAACCAAGCGAGCGCAGAAAAGGCTCAAAGAAAAACAAACCTGGTTCAGCCAAGAAACCTAACAAATCAATTTCATTTAGCAAGGAAACAAACGCAAGACTTCGTTCCCTTATGCAAGAACACAACAAAAAAGGTAAAGGTAGCAAAGCATCTATGGGAATGCTCAAAACCGTTTATCGTAGGGGTGCTGGTGCTTTCAGCCGTAGCCACGCACCAAATATGTCAAGAGGTGGTTGGGGAATCGCTCGTGTCAAAGCCTTCCTTTACTTATTGCGAAACGGCAGACCAAGCAACCCAAACTACAAGCAAGACAATGACTTATTGCCTAAGTCTCACCCAAGAGCCAGCGAGGAAAACTTTGAAATGAATAATGAGGCTGGATATGAAGGTATGGATTGGATTGCAGCAGAATACAAAGGGCGAAAGGTTACTCTTAACAAACCATTCCGCACATCGGGAGGTCCAAAGAAGTTTGCAGTATATGTGCAAAACGAGTCAGGCAATGTAGTCATTGTTCGCTTTGGCGACCCTAATATGGAAATAAAGCGAGATGACCCTGCACGAAGAAAGAATTTCCGTAGCAGACATAATTGCGACAGTCCAGGTCCAAAGACAAAGGCTCGTTATTGGTCTTGTAAAATGTGGGAACGCTCAAAGTCTGTAACTGATTATACCAGCGATGAAGATGAAGAAGTCAACGATGAAATTGACTTGGTATTTGCTGAATTGTGGGAACAGCATGAAGAACAACCAATATGGCTTGACTTTGAAGAAGTTATTGAAGCCGATGAAGATTGTCATGATTGTGGCAGAGATTGTTGTGATGAAACAGTTGAAGCAAAGATGATTCGTAAAGATGTATTTGATAATCCAGGAGAGGCTCAAGGTCGAGCAAAAGAATTAGGTCTTGATGGTATTCATTCACATGAAGAAGATGGAAAGACTGTTTTCATGCCAGGTAAAACTCATGAAGAATACATTAAGAAGGTCGGTAAAGACATTCCTAAGAAAGAGCAAAAGGTTGAAGGCTACAAACACAAAGATAAGGAAAAAGACAAATATGCTTCTTATCATAAAGATACTTGCCCTCCAGGAAAAGAAATGCGAAACGGTAAGTGTGTTCGTGTTGCAGTAACTCTTGATGCTACTATGACTTACGCAGAATCAATTGTTGAGGCTAAAACAGGTAAGACTGTTGTAAAAATTAGTGGAGTTGCATTCCATGAAGGTATGAACAAAAACAATTGGTCTATTACAAGGGCTGGGGTTGACAAAATTTTACCACAAATGATTGATGCAGATGTTACTCTAAATCACCCAAAGGCTGAACAAGGTCGCTTTAAGAGAAATATGGCTGGTATTGACGAAGGCGTTGTTGGCCGAGTTACAAAAGCGTGGGTTGAAGGTAATGAAGATTCTTGGGAAGTCCACTTTGAAGCAACCGTTGAAAGAAGCGAATTGTTTGAAGTTTTGGAATCTGGACTCTGGTTCCGCTCAGAATACGGTGTTTCTATCGGTGGTACAGGAATTCCCGACAGAATTGTTGAAGCAGAAGATGGGAAAACTCAAATGGTATTCGAGCAAGACTTCACTTTTGACCATCTCGCAATAGTCCATAAACCAGCATATCCTCGTGCAAGAATTGAAAATGCTGTTAAGACTCAAGAAGCGATAAGTGAGGAAATGCTTAAGTATAGTTCAGCACCTGAAGGGGGACATACGAAGAAGGCGAATACTATGTCTGAAGAAGTAATTGAAGAAGTCATCGCATCTGAAACTGAAGAAGTTGATGCTATGGCTGAAATGGAAAAAGCACTGATTCTCGCTAACTCCCGCATTGCTGAATTTGAAGCAAAAGCGGCTGAAGAAGCAGAGAATGCTCGATTGGCTCTTGTCAAGGAAGCAACTGAAATTGGACTCAAGGGTCATGAAGCACTACCAAGTGATACCATCAAAGAATTGATGGCTTCTTGGGAAGCATCTCGACCTGCTCACAAAGAAATGAAACCTGTTGAACCTGCTGCAAACGCAGTAGCAAGTGTTTCATCATCAACCGCTGTTGTTGCAAACTATCTAAACGGCAGTTTGGTTGAATCACCTGAAGCAGAATACTCTGCTTCCTTTAATGCTCTTGTCGCTGCATACAATCGTGGTGGCGGTGAAAACCTCGCCCCGACATTTGAAGAAGCAAAGGCAAAGGGGTTGATTTAAGATGCTAACAGGAATCGGAACAGGACCAATTAACGCAAATTTGAAGGCTGGTGCAAGTGCAGGACTTTCTGGACTCGTACTAAAGGCTGATGGAACAAACACAGTCGCATTGTGTGATGGTGTTAGTGATACCCCATTAGGTATTACTATCGAATCTTCACAAAGGGACAAAGATGATGCTCTTGTCACTGGTGGCAGAGTTTCATACATGCCGTCTGGCGGTGTCCTTTACATTCGTGCTGATGCTGCAACCTATGTAGTCGGTGAAACAATTGAACTGACCGCAACAGGAACAGGAAAGAATACTTCTGGAACCGGAACTGTACTCGGTGTTTATGTCGGACCTGGTGAAGTAATTAGCGCTGCAAATGTTGCTGCTAATGAAAATTTAATTCTTGTGAATACAAACAACGCAGGATGGTGATGAAAAATGGCTAACGAAAATTTAGAAACAATTATAGCAAGAGATAACGATGCAGGACCATTTGGTAGCAGAGATGCCGTCAAAGAACAGGTATTGCGTGATTTTATTCAACTACAAAGCAAAGTTTTGGCTATCGGAACTGACCTTGTAGGAACAAGAACCGTTCCCTGGTTGGAATTCACATGGTATACTGGTGTTAGCGGTGCTTTCACCTACCCAATTGATGATTCCGCAACTGTCGGTGCAACCAAAATCGGAACAAAGAATTATTCAGTCCAACTAAAGAAAGGTATGGGAAGAGTAACATTCCTTGACTCCACACTACTTCGTGGCGAAACCTTTGAAAACATGAACAGACAACAACTTGGCGTTACTCAAGCATTGGCTGATACCATTGACAACCTAATTCTAAGTGGACTTCATGCTGGTGCTGGCGATTCCGTTGCTGCTACTGCTGCCTTCGGTTCTTCAACCGCTGATGAAGAAAAAGACATTCTAAGTGCTGCTGACAAAATCTTCGACTTGGCTCGTGTATCTGGCAACGAAACCCTATCCGTTGTCCTACCTGCTGTAAAGCGAAGTGCTTTGTTAAACACACAACTATTCGGAAATGTCATTCAATCCCTACAAGACCACCTAAAGGGTGTTTTGGGAATGGACTTCAAGTATACTCGTGATGACGGTGGTACTGCCGGAACAGACAGCGCAATCGGTGTAGATGCTCTTGTTATGGTTCCTGGTGCTCAAACCGCTGAATTCTTCCAATACAACGGTGCTGGATTCAGAGAAACTGAATTGACAAGACTACCTGGTGTTGGGTTTGATTGGATGCTAACTGGCTACATGGGAATGGTTGTTCACGAACATCAAGACGGTGCTTCCGCTGGTACAACAAAGCGAATCGTTAAGATTACAGGCGTACAGTAAGGTGATGCTTCTTGCGTCATTTTACTAAGGCTCGCCTTCTCAGGGCGTTTTGCTTAGAAATAGACCCAGACATTACCGATGAAATGTGGGCTAAAGTGTCTGCACTTCCTAAGCCTGAATGGTCTGAAGAAAAAGTAAAGGCGTTGCTTAAGCCAAAAAAGTCAAAAAAGGTGAAGAAAGATGGCGACAAAGAAGAGTAAGGCTCCTGCAAAGAAAGCAGAAGCAAAGGCAAAAGCACCTGCAAAGAAAAAGGGCAGTTCAAAGGCTGCTCTTGTAAAGCAATTAGATGCTAAAGGCTATCACTATTCGCCAGATTACTCTGCTACTCAACTACAAGCAATACTTGATAATTACAAAAGCGAATTATTTTGGCTTGTTCGTCTTGCAGGCAACACCACTCCTGAATTGGTTGCTAAGGGTATATCCAGCAAAAAAATAGTTTATGCTCTTCCAGATTGTGAAGGTAGCGTTGAAATTCTAAATAGCCGTAAATTGATTGTTCTAAAAAGGACTCCGACACCTTCAAATAATGCTGTTGTCATCTGTGAATGTATAGGTGAAGTCAATGGCAGTAACAACTGATAACATACGGGACTTATTAGGAAGGCCAAAGGGTCTTTTAACAATAACAATTAGTGAATACATTAACATTAGAACAAACTTTGTTGATAAAGTTGCTCGTGATGATAAATACCTAAATGACGGCACTAATGCTGTTTCAACAGCACTAAAAGAAGATGCTATCAAAATGCTCGTAGCAGTAGATTGCTTGAGCATTCTTATTGACACACTACCAGGTCAAATGGGTGTAATGGATAGTGATGACGGAAGATTTCAAGATAGAAGGTATCAATATCAATTAGATATGTTTAGAAAGAGAGCAAAAGAGGCATTAGATTTAGTATCTGATTCCGGTAGTTCTGCGTTTGCAGTAAAGAGTACGAGTAGTAGGATTAGTGGCTAAGAATGGCAGATTATATATGGACTGGAGCAATAAATTCATCAGCCGCAAATGCTGGTAATTGGGTTCAAAGTATTGGGGGTGCTGCTCATACAGTAGCACCAGGAGCATCTGATGATATTATTATTAGTCCTTTACAAGCAATTACAAATGCAGTTTGTGTGTTTGATATTGCAGCAGTAAATAATATTAATCATAGTGTCCCAGAAGTGAAATTAATTTTTGGTGGTGGTAGTCTTACTGCTCACACAATAGCAGGTTTGTTAACTCATGCAGGTCCAATAGGTGTTTCTAACACAACAACTTCAATGGTTGAAATCACATTTACAGGAACATCAGGAGGAGGTCTGGGAACGGGTAGTTTTGTATATCTTCCGATAAGAACTCCAGATGACACATTTGCTCATTGGATTAGGACTGCATCATCTAATACTTCAAATGTATTTCGTAGTGATACTATTAGCCAAATTAAATTTATTTACAATACCACCAACCCAATGCTGTTCCTTCCAGGTATTTACCCAACAGTACAATTAGATTCAGATGTTTGTCCTCATCATTCCGCACAAGAAACAGAATTAAACATGGGAACAGAAGTTGATTTCTATAATTTAATATGCGTAGGTCAAAATTCGTTTAAAGAACAAAACAAAAATACTTATGCTTCAAACCCCCTATTAGAAAGAAATAAATCATTTAGAGTCAGAAACTTTACAATGAATACGAAGGGTGATTTTGAAGGAGGGAAAGCTGAATGGATTTTCTATGCAGAAGGTTCAGCAACAAACTTAGAATTACCTCTTACAGGCACAGGCAGACAAACATTTGGTTGTGGCGCAACAAACAAATTTGACAATATTACAGTTCTAAAAAGTAATACAACTTCAAATTCAATTGCTACTATACCTTCTGGTAATCACTATCTAAGAAAGTTTACTGTGGGCGAAGGAGTTTTAGTAAAGGCATCAAGAGGGATATGCGAATTGCATATTGCTTCAAGACCAAACATTAGAGGTGCATGGCAGTTTTACGCTATTGCTGATGGGATATACAGGTCAAAGAAAGAAGGAATGGTAGAAGCACTACATTCTGGAGGCACTAATACCAAACAATTTACAGATTATTCAGTAGCATTTGTAAATCCAGGTGTTGGAGTAGGAAATCACTTTTTAGATTTAGATAGCCCACTTAAGTTTGATGCCACTACCTTTACTTTATCATTAGGGTCTGGAGGAATTGAATTTTCAGATGGAACAATACAAACTACTGCTGCTACGGGCGGTGGTGGAGGCGGAGGTATGACTTCATGGATTATATCAGACGGTTCTTTAACACAAACAATAACTAACGGTGATACTTTAACAATAACAGGCGGAACAGGACTTACATCTGTTGTTAGCGGTAGTCCTCAAACTGCTACTATAAATCTTGACAATACCACAGTTACTGCAGGCACTTATACCAATGCTGATATAACCGTTGATGCACAGGGTCGTTTAACCGCAGCTGCAAGTGGTACTGATTCAAATGACAAAGTAAAGGCGACTTCTGCTGATGCTACTGCTGATTTCTTAGGCAATAAATTAGTTTCAGGAACAAACACTTTGACTCAAATAAATATTGACCCAATTACAGGAAATCATACTGTAAGCGTTAATGCTGAAGATAATAAGGTAGCGGCAACTGCAACTGACATTGCTCCATCAAATTTAACAGACAAGTTATTAGCAGGGTCAAATATTACTTTTACTACAACAAATGACCCTATTCTTGGCGACCAAATAACAATAGCATCATCTGGCGGTGGTGGCGGTGGTGGTGGTGGCTATCCATTGTTTAGGCATGATGAAAACCCAACCACTCATAATTTCAAGCCTTTTAGATTATTAGCAGATGGAGATACAATAAAAATAGGACACGGTTCAACCGATGTTTCAGTATTTAGTCCAGGGAATACTCTTGGCGGTGGTGCAATAGAAATTATTACTGCTGATGATATAGGAAATCCGTCAGGAAATACAGGTCGAGAGTATATCTTTTACGGTCAAATGGGTAAATTAGGTGGTATTAATAACACAAAATATAAGTTAGATACTCAACAAAATGCAGGAGTCAAGACCTTTTGGCTTCCTCACATGGGTAATATAGGAACGGGCTTTGGAGGTTCTACTATTGTCGCAAGTGAAATTATTATTATTGGATTACCAAATACAAGTAATGTTAGAGTAGTAGATGCTGGAGAACATGATATAATATATCAAGATATATCAAATTTTGAAGGAGGTCTACCTCCTGAAGAACCCGAAACTTGCAGATTGTTGTTAGTGGTTGACCACCAATATAGATTTGATACTAAAAGAGATTATCCCTTACTTCCTAATTTTGTATTTAGCGAAATAGAGTTAAGTGGTGATAAGCGGAGGTAAGTGAATGTCCGTTAATGTTAAAAGAGTATCGTCTCGTGATGAATATATGGCTGATGAGGTGTCATATAGAGGAAAGGTTGTTTATCAACCTCCTGAAAGGTGCTATACCAATGTGTATATCAAAGAAACGCCTCATGGTCTGTTGGTTTCTAAGAAGAAGGGTGAGCGACACTTCTTAGTAATTCCCTGGAGTAAAGTCGTTCAAATACAAAGCGAGGATTGATTATGGACTTGGATAGTATTGTACTGTATGCGTTAGTGGCTGCTTATGTTGGTGAAAAAGGTTTGGCTCTTTACAAAAGAGTTATGGCTGATGGAAAAATAACCCTTGATGAAATCGAGGAAATCATTGAAGAAGTTACTGATATAGCAGAAGATGCAAAAGAGATGATAGAAGATGGCGAATGATGTTGAAGAAAAAATAGAATCTCTTGATGAAAGAGTGCGCTTGCTTGAACAAGCGGTATTTGAATTATCAACAATGGCTAAATATCTTAAGTATGCTTTCTTTGCTATGTTGGCTTCTCTCGGAATGGATGCTCAGGTGATGATGTAAAGATGACTTATTATTGCTCTACTGCTGATGTTGCTGACCGTATGGGACTTAGTTCTCAAGAGCGTTTGGCTGCAGCAACAAGATTGACAGGCGCAATCCGTAGGGCTACAATTGACATAGACCAAGAATTTTTTTCAAGGGGTCGTGATGAACCAAGCAAGGCTACTGCAGAAACAACTTTATCTTCTTCTATTACTGCTGGGGCAACTACAATTACAATAGGAGCTCCTTCTTTGTTTTCTTCTGCTGGTTCAGGAAATGTTGATGGTGATACTTTTCAATGGACTGGAAAGTCAGGTAGTGATTTGACGGGAGTTACAGGTATTTCTTTTGACCACAGTGCAGCAGTATTAGTGCAAGAAGGTGAAATAGCACACATTATTAGAGAAATTTGTGCTGACTTAGCAGCTGGTTATATCTATGAGGACCAAGCAGTTTTCGGTGATGGTAAAGACCTAAGAGCAAATACCTTCCGCAAAAGAGGTACTGAAGCACTTAACAGAATTGCTCATCACGGAGGAATTAACTAATGGTTATGACCGTTTCAGAGGCTTTGGGCGAATCCTTTAACATAGCACAATATATGTCTAAGGTTCGTTCTTTACCTGATGTATCTCCAAGAGATGCTGCTTTGGTTGATGGTGCTTTTAAAGACCAAATGAAAAGAGTAGTGTCTGGTAAACAGGGGGCTATGATGATTAAGTGGAATTGGTCTCAACTTAAGAAATTTATGAATCAACTAACCGAATCGGGTCTAAAGAAAACATTTGCTTTGGCTACTGCTCATGCTGCTCGTTTGAGCACAACAGCAACAAAACTTCTTTTACAAAAGGGAGAAGGCTACCACAAAAGGAGTCCAGGAATACGAAGTCCATTTATCCAAGCAAGACTTAAGCGTGATACTACAGGAATGTCAATTTACAAGTTAGTAGGAAAACACCTAAACTATGACTTTGATGTAGAAAAGGCAAGATTTATAGGTTTTGTTGGTAAAGATATGTCAACACCACTAACAGGTTCAAGAGGCGCAGATTTAGCACCTCTTGTTGAAGGCATAAAAACAGGTAAAAGACCTATGGCTCCAATGTTCCCCGTAGCAGCAAGTGTCAATTGGAATCCTTCAAAACCAGAGTGGAGAGAATCACAAGCAGCCAACGACTTAGAAAACTTTTTTCAAATAGCGATTGATGAAAATAACAAAACCAAAATGAATCCCGTTAGAAGAGTAAGACCTGTTCCGTTTTTAGAACAATGGAGTGTTAGGACTACAAGTTTAACTATGGATAAATTTATGGAGTTGATGTTAAGATGAGTGTAGCAGGACAAGGAGTATCTTGGTCGCATAGACTAAATGGAGAAGACCCAGCAAGCCCTTTAGGGCATAATCAAGGTTCTTGGGACACAACAGTAGCAGGAACAGTAGATGGCGACTTTTGGAAAATAAGTGCTTCTGGATATAACACAATTAGTACTGCGAATTCAGGACTTACTATGATAGTTTCTTTAAAGTATGGTGCGTCAATACCGCCCGCTGGAACAATCTTGGCTTCACTTGATAATGGCGTAGGAGAAATCATCGTTAAATCAACAGGAAACACTACTTCCTTGACAATAAGTGCTTCTGGTACTAATGATGCAATACTGCCGGATTTAGACCTTACACAACCCTTTTTCTTTAGGTTAACTCTTGATAACCAACATGGTAGATTTTATCCGTTTGATATGGAAGAAACTGAAACCGGAACAACACTATACATAGAAAGAAACAGTACTGCCAGCACATCTCAAGTATCATTTGGTTGCAATGCCGGAGAAGTTTTGTTTGGTAATGTGTATTATACAAGTGATGGGGCGTTTTCACCATCTGAATTAGCACCTTCTATTTGGACTACTGATTTGCTGGTTAGAAACGGTTATAGAATTGTTGAGGTGTTGAAAAATTCAAAGCGTATGTATCTTAAGACATTTGTTGAAGATGCTTCTATAATATACGCTCATGACTTATCACCTGCAGTAACTGCAAGGCTACAACCTCCTACAATTTTTGTAGTAGTGCCTTCTCTTACAACAAATATTGAAGCGTTAGGCGGTGGCGTAGTTTATCATGATTATCAAGTTGAAGTGTTTGTGGTGACTCGAGCAGCCGATTATAGATATGCTCATAGATTGTGTGCTGAAATATCTGGTGAAGTAGTTGAAGAAATATACCTAAGAACCGGACAAGACGACAATAAAGACGCAGTAGTGGACTTTTCTTCATCAATTGACATGAAGTTAGAAGAAGATGAAGTGATTTGTGTAAATCATCATACATTTAAGTTTAGGCGCAGAAGCAACTATCGCAAGAGATAACGCAGACTTTAAGTGTGGCTGACTGGTGAACAGTGAGTATTAGGAGTTGTCTATTATGGGAGACTTTGACCAGCGTTATGTATCAATCGAAAAAGAATCAACTTATGGAACAGACCCAAGCAGTTCACCTGTATTTGGCGAAATTGACGATGAATCATTTAAACACATTTACGAAACTATGGTTCGTGAAGATATGTCTAAGTATGGTGCATCAAAGGTGGTTCGTGGTAAAGAGTATTGTGAAGGTTCTTTGAACACCGTTATGATGACCGACCCATTTACTGCTACTATGATTGCTGGTCTATTCGCTACCGATACAGTAACAACAGGTACTCCTAATGTTCACTTGCTTGAAGAAGGAAATCTAACAACTGACTTTTACCCAACCTTTTCTATACACATTGGTAGAACAGCCAGAGACCACATCTTTACAGGTATGTCTGTAAACAAAATGTCTGTGTCTGCAAGCGTAGGCGACTTTACTACTATGTCCTTTGAATGTCAAGGAAAGTCTGAAACTACATCACAAGCAACTATGCTAACCCCAACCTTCCCAGACAACGAACCATGCTACTACGCTAACGCAGAGATTTTCTTTAACGGCAACGCAACAAAGTCTGCTGATGTAAAGTCTTCTGACTTTGAAATCTCAATCAACCGTGATTTGGACTCTGGTTTCTCTATTGGAAACTTGACTCTAACACAGGCACCACCTGTAACTCGTAGGTCTATTAGTGGGACTATTGAATTTAACAACCCAATGTATGCTGCTACTGCTGACGAACCTTTCTATGATGCTTTGACTCAAGTTGGTGGTGTAAGCGGAACAACCTTCATTTACGATTCAACCGTTGTTGGTACTCCAGCACTCCGTATGAAGTATATTGAAACAACAAATGCTGACATTACCTTTGATTTCTTTAAGGTTGTATTTGATGCACCTGAAACATCTGTTTCTGGAAGGGAACATCAAACAATGACAACCCCATTCTTTGCGCTGTTTGATAACACAAACGACTGCATGGTTAGTTGCACAATTAGAAGCGCAACTGCAGGCGCATACATTTGATTAGTATTAGTGTCTTTAAGACAAAGTTTAGTTTAGTAGCGAAGTGAAAAAAATGCCAGTAATGAAAAAAGAATTTGAGTTCGGAGACGACGAGACAGGAAAAATAAAAGTCGTAGTCCGTCAAGCCAGCGGTTTAGATAGAATGAAATGGGAAGCAGCTCAAGGCCGAGCCTTAAGAAAATTTAGGGAATACGGGACTGATGTAGAAAATTGGACTGAAGAACAACAGAACAATTTTGTTGAATACCTTGATGAAGAAAATGTCGGTGTTGAAATGCAAATTACCGAGTGGATTCCTAAATGTATTGTTGAACCAGAAGACTTTGACTTAGGTATTCTAACCTCTAACGAACTCAGGCAACTCTTGTTGTTTGTAAGGGGTGATACCGCTGATGGTGCTGTCCCTTTGGTCTAATTTACAAGGTAGCCCCTGTCTTGTGTCAGGCCTACAAAGGGGTCTTACCTTCAGATTTAGTAGTAAAATACTGCGAACCAGGCGGTTATTACCGTATGGAATTAGATTTAGCAGTAGCAGCAGAAATGCAAGACCAAATAGGCGAAGCATCAGAACGAGCCAAGAAAAAGAAGAATACTGGTTCAAAAGACGCTCGAAGTGCTTGGGCGAAACGCAAGCAAAAGAGAGAATCCATACGGAACGGTTAAACGAATATGAGGTTCTTGAGTATTAAGAGGGAGTGATAGAGTGGCAACCACAGGCGCAGCAATGGTAATGTTTGAAGTGGTTGGTTCATTTCAAGCAAAGCGATTGCTGTCCGATGCAAGGGCGCAAATGAACATCATGAACGCTATCATGCTTAATGGTCTTTCCGGTATTTTTCAAGCAGTAGACCAAATTACTGAACAAATAGACGGCATGGTTGATGCTACTGTCCCACTTGCACAAGAATTTGCACAGGCTCGTATTCAATTTGACAAGTTTATGGGAGAAGCCGAAAATCTTGAAGAAGTCAGAGAAGATATAAAGAAAATAGGTTTAGAATTTGGATTTACTGCTGATAAGGCTCTTGAGGCTGGTGCTAAGATGGCTCAGCTCAAAGATGTAGTAGGTGGTGAAGGTTCAGTTGTTGCTGCTACTGAAGTTGGTATTAAGTTTGCATTGATTGGTGATATGGAAACTCAAGATGCTATGCAAAAATTAGTGAATTTGCAACAGCAAACCGACTTTATGTTTGGTGATTTGACTCAATCCCAAATAGAAGCAATGAATGCTGAACAAAGAGCAAACCTTGTTAGGGCAAATTCAATGAAAGTTTTGACACAACTAAACACGGTTGAAAACAGATCTGCTGCTACAATGCAACAAATTACCTTCATTATGAATCAGTTTGCAAGTCAAGCGAATTTAACAGGCGAATCTATTGCTGACATGGCTGCAAATGCGGCTGTATTAGTAGAATCTGGTGAAGAAATGGGTAAAGCAGGTAGGGCTTTGCGTATGATTTATGCTCGTCTTGGTGCTAACACTAAAGATAATAATGATGTTTTGGCTCAATTTGGAGTTAGCGTTAAAGATACAGCAGGTAATCTAAGGCCACTATCAGACATTACTGCAGACTTGGCTGAAAAATTCCCAGATTTGACAGAAGCAGAACAACAGCATATTGCTCAGTTAGTTGCTGGAAATGACCACTATGTAAGATTTATCAAGTTGGTTCAAGGTTCTGAAAGACAACAAATATTGGCTACTCAGGCTTCTCTTGGTCTATCTGATGCTCAAGAAGAAGTTAATATTAAAATTCAAGACCAAGCAAACCAATTAAAGAAACTGCAATCAGAATTAAAGAATACACAAGCAGAAATGGGTAGTGCTTTTATCCCAGCACAAATGAAGGCTACTCAAGCCCAAATATCATTCAATAAGGCAATAACCGACCTATACACAACAGGTACTGACCCAATGGGAGAATTAGGAAAGGACTTAAAAGCCATATCAGATTTAGACTTTTCTAATTTTAACATTATTGATACTGCTATGGGTTCAATAGTAAAGGGTGGTATAGACTTTGCATTTGCGTTCCAAAGGGTGCAAAAAGTGTTGGGGCCTGTAGTTGAAGCCATGATTAACATTAAGTCCTTGAGCGTAGCCATACAAACGCAGCAAACGATAATGAGGGCTATGCAAGGCGAACAATTAGTAAATGCTAATATCTACAATCAAGCAGCACAATCTCAAGCATTGACAACTGAATTGGCCTTCCAAGAATTACATGCTCGTGAAAGAATAGGTCAAGCAGGAGCATTAGCACTACAAATAGCAAACGGAGAAAAAAGTACTCACGACCAAAAATTAATTTCTATGCACGCTCAAAATTCTGCTGCTACAACTCTTAACGACCTCGCAAAACAAAGACACAATTTGGCAGCTCAAATAGGTAATTTAGAACAAAATATGCTTAATGTTGTTCAACAAGCAGATGCAGCTCAAAAGAATATTAATGCTACTATTAGAGCAAGAGCAGCAGCAAGTGCTACATTGTCAGCACAAGAATTACAAGTGCTTGGTCAAAAAGTTTCTTTGCTAACTAACGAAGCAATGCAAAGTCAAATAAAGATAGAAACTATGAAGAATGAACATGCTATGGCGTTGGCTACTGTTCAAGCAGGAAATGTAAAAGTTAGGAACGCTTACAAAGAAAAAGAATTGTTAGAAGAATTAATCCAACTTGGATTTATTGAAAAAGAAACAGTAACTGCTCTACAACAAGACAAAAGAAGGTCATTAGAAATTGATAGACAGCAATTACAAATAGCAAGAAATAACATTGCTTTAAGAGCATTAGAAGCAGAATTAGCAGATGAATTAGGGATTCAACAACTTGGTAATATGATTCAAAGATTAGTGCAAAGCCAATTGGCTAATCAAGAATTAGGAAAAAGTATTACTTTAACAGAACAAATGAATTCTCTTGGTGAACAAGAAAGACTTATAATAAATTCAGTTACAAGCGGTAAATTCATAAAAAATGAATTGACTGATGCTGAAGTAACTGCTCTACAAGTTTTGCTACCGTTATTAAAACAACAAAACATAACTTCAGAAGCACAAGCACAAAATCTATATGAAATTATTTTGGCTCAAGTACAATACAATGCTACTCAAGATGTATTGATGCAAAAGCAAATGGCTACAAACGCTTCAATGACTAAATACAGCGCTCTTTTGGGAGGTGCGTCTGGACTAATTACTTTATTTGACGATTCAACTAAAGGTGCTAAAGCAAGTATGGCGTTAATGGTGCCTGTAATGATTATGAGCACAATACAAATGATACAAATGACAAATAGTATGGTAAATCAAGCAACTCAAGCAGTTAAAGGCTCTGTTGCAAATACAGGTTATGCCTTTTCGTTTAAGGCTGTTGGTGCAGCAGCATCTCAAGCAGCAACTGCTGTTAAAGGATTTATGGCCAGCACAGGCGTTGGTCTTATCGCTATTGCTGCGATTACCGCTGCAGTATATATGTTTAGTGATGGTTCTGAAGAAGCAGCAGCATCTATTATAGTGATGAATAATGCTATGACAGACAGTCTATCAATTATTCAAGATTTACAAAGCACCGGATTAGATGAAACTTTATCAGACATACCAATAGCAGTTCAAAGTGCGCTTGAAGCAGCAGGAATTAGCGACTTTGCTAATATAGCACAAATGAACATGGCAGAATTAGAAAATGTTATAGCAATAACAGCAGACGAAATAAAAAGACTTACTGAATTAGCAGGTGATGGAGAAACAGTACAAGAAAGGCTATTTCAAACTCAATTAGATGCTGCAAATAAATACATAGGAGCATTGAAAACTCAAGAAACTCTTTTGATTTCACAATTAGCACTATCTGGAGATTTATCGTCATTGAATGAAAAGAATTTAAGAATGTCAGGTGATAATGCTGCAAGCGTTCTTCAGCAACTTGAAAATGAATTCGGAGATGACTTTGGGGACATAAACGCAAGAGGATTTTTTGGATATTCAAGAGGGGACTTAGAAGATGATGTAGGTAAGTCAGCACATGATGCTGCTGGTGCTCTTATTTTTGCCTTTGAACAAGAATTAGGCAAAGAAATGTCAAGAGCGAACATAGAAGATTTGCTTGAAGTGCTTACTCACACTGGTTTAGACCACATGACTGGTTTGAGTGCCTACGAAGAACATATTAGAGATTCAGGTAAATATACTGGACAATTTATGGAATTTTTAGAAGGTTTAAGAGATGTATCTGAAGAAACATCAATCGGATTAGACATATTATCGCTTTCTATGAATGATTTGGGCGATTTTGAAACAGAAGACCTTTCAGATTATACAGATGTCGTTGAAAAATTAAGAAACAATTTTAATATGACAGAAGATAGCGCACAAACTCTTGTTGATATAATAGGAGAAATGGGTTCAGATTCAGGACCTATTGATGAAACTGCCGAATCAATAGAACATTTGGGACAAACAATGGCAGAATTTAACAACAATCGTGAAGCCATGTTCTTTGGACTTTCACAATCAGGCGCAACAGGAGACTTTGTTAAGCAAGTGCAACAAAAAGGCGTTGAAAATTTAGTAGCAAACACCGAATTGATAATAACCAATAACTTTAATGGTATGTTGCTACATGAAATGGTTACTGAAGTTACTGAAGGAGTGATAGAAAATCTGGTGAATGCCGGAGTAGTGCAAGCAGGAGCAGTGGGTTAATAATGGCGAAAACAATACCAAGAAAGTACTCAGGATTTGTAGCAGGTTATTATGATGACTTTAACGCAAGTCGAGCAATAGCAGATGATAACAATACAACAAATATTACAGGTATTACTGTTCATACAGTTAGCCACTTTGGTAATTCACTAAATGGTGAAGCACGATTAAATCCAAGATACAAAAAGGCATACAAAGAGCGAGTTGATGGAGATGAAACTCACAACTTGGGTGCTCATGAATTTTTAACAACTGATACTATACGCCATAATCCAAGTAAGTTTGAAGGAAAGGCTCAACCCTCATATCCCGATGGTATTACACAAGGCAACCGATACCAATTTGGCGCAGACGCAACACTTGAAAACTACCAATTGCTAACTAATGGCTACAATACTGCTGGTTCTTATAGCGTTGAATTAGGCAACAACGACCCATCACAAGGCAAAAGTGCGTCTATTACTATACCTGACAAGGTAGATGCTTCAAATCTATACATTGGGGGTAGTGCGGAAGCAACGGGTAGTGGTGGCGTTGGTGCTACAAATTTATTTCAATATGCTAACATTTGCAGCGTTCATGTAGGTGAAGTTGGTCCTGATTGTAATACTCAAGGCACATCTGGTAAAGCCAGCGAACCTTTTTCAAAGGCTATCTTAGAACCGATTGAATCTCTTGATTCAGGAAAACCTTTCCTTGCAATAAATACTCACATCAGAGAAAGTATATCGCTCAAAAGATTGATTTCATATAACGCAAATTTAGGAGCTGCAACTGATGGAGATATCTTTGGCGTAAGAATGGCTTGGCGTAATTGGTCTGGATATGATAACGGACAATCTTCAGGTCATTCATACACATTAAGAATGGGATTTAGAAAAGGTGATTATACAGATAATAAAGGGTTTGATACAGCAACACCTGCAGCATCATACACCTTTACCACATCTTCAAGAAAGCAAGACCCAAACAACAGCGGAAATAATTTGACTGTTGAAGCAACGGGGTTAAAAACAGGTTATCAAGATAGAAACCCCTGGTTTAAAAAATCAGCACTAACAGGTTCAATTACAGCATCTCTTCTAATGTCAGGTGGTGCAGTAGATGGAGGCTACAATGTATTTCAACAAGGCACTACTCCAGAAAGCACTTCGTTTCCTTCTTCTAATGTTTTGATTGATAAAGCAGACCAACTAAAGCGTTGGGAAATGGAAAACATTTGGAATGATATTGAATTTAAGTTTGATTGGACTGCAGGGACTTATGATGTATTACACGATGGAATTGTTGTATCAACCGGAGTAGCAATAGGCACTAACCCAGATACAAGCAATCCATACAAAGCAAATGAAGTATTTGGTTGGGAATTAGTATTAAACAGTAGTGGAGATGTTGATGGATTTCAAAATTCAGGCACAAACAGAGAATATACACAAATTACAACTCTTATTGATAGAGCATATCTATGGCGTGAATTAGCAGATGCTACAGGTAAAGGCGGAGATACAATAACTCTTAGCAATATGAAAATAACTTATACAGCAAATGGTATATCTCAATGTGGTTTGACACTACAAGACGACTATGATAATCTAAATTTGTTCAAAGTATTTGAAGAAGAAACAAATCAAATGCAAGAATTGATGATATTTAGAGATAATATTCATCGCTGCGTTTGGAGAGGGCATATAGAAAAATACAATACTAAGCAAACAAAGAAAGGAGAAAAACAAATAAGTCTAAGTGCAAGAGATTACTTTGCTGCATTAGATAGAAGCATACCTGTATGGGAAGTAGGGCAAAGTGCTCAAATAGATGAAACTGAGCCTGTTGGCTGGCGACCATACGAATCTGCAAATATGATTGAAAAGTTGCACTTTGGAGCAACTTCTCTACAAAGAGGGACAAACACATTAAGTTTTGAAAAACCAAACTATACATTAGATACTTCTTCGAGAATGAGATTAGGTTCAGCACACCCAATACAACTATACAATGAAGAAGGGGGCGCACCTGATAGGGTTTATGATTTTCACGCAAAATTAATTCTAAAAGGATTTCAAAAAACAGATGACAACTACGCTAATCCACAATCCTTAGCAGACCCACTAAGAGTATATGCTGACAATCATGGGTATATTCAAGGAGAATCAATAACCATTACAGGCACTTCAAACTATAACGGAACATTTACAGTTCATGACCCACAAACAAATTTCTTTTACATTGATACACCGTATGTAGCATCAGGTAAAATTCAAGCAATACACAATCATGATGGTTATGAACAAAATAAGCATGTAGATGTTTTAAGAAATTTCTGGTCTGTGCAATTTGCTGAACCATATCCAAATCCAAGACATAATGGAGGCGCAACTTACATTCAAAACGGACAAACAATAAATCATAATATTGATTGGAGCAATGAAACAATAACAATATCAGATACAAGATTGTTAAGAGGTAATGGAGTAGCAGGTCAAAGAAATAAAAGGACATCAGCGTTGCCGTCAGATTCATCAGCAACAATAAATGGAGTTAATGTTTTCCCAAGAGTAAATGCAATAGGGGATTTTGAAACGCCAATACAACTAAAACATTCAAGTCGTTGTCAGCATTTCCCTCAAGGACATAATAGTTTTAACTTAAATCATGGTCTTGTTTATCAACAAGCAGACATACCAGACCCTGTAAATTCAGTTTTGACAGCAAAGAATTTAGAATGTGGATATATGTATGCACTTATTGATAACAAAGTTAGCAGCAACCCGAAAGTAGGTAGAGTAACTCAAACATTAGGTCAAGGAGTATCACCGATATTCACAAGAATTCCTTACGACAGTTTCTTTAGAACATATAGCAACAATCTATTAAGAGGACCTCCAACTGCTGCTAATTGTAATTCTGATAGCGAAGGAGGTGCTATATTCCTTCCTACATATAGAGGACCTGCAGGAGGTTCATCACAACAGGATTTTAATGATTATTGTGCTTGGTTTAAAATTAATTGTTTTAATGATAACGCTTGGTCTCAATGGAGTATGCCTGGTAGCCCAGATTATGCTCATGGCGGAAGTGAAACTTTAACAAACACTATAACAAAACTATACTTTGAAAACGGCAGCGCAATAAATGTTTATGACTTGTATGTAGGACAAAGAATTGTTTTGCGGTATGGTGGTATGGATTCAAACGGAGCTCCTATGACTATATTACAAAACGGGACAGGAAGCCCGCCTTCTGGTTTTTGGACTGGTCATGCTGTATTAGTTTTTGAAATCACTGGTTTTAGCAATATGCCTACTCCTGGCCAAACTTGGAATTCAAGCACTCACTATCTTGATGTAAGCCAAATAACAAACGGTGGATATGCTGCAACTTATGCTGATTTAGCAAACTTTTATCCTAATCATGACGATATAAACGGAAATGGAGCTGGAACTCAAGGTAGAGCAAGTTGGTATATCTACGATTCGCACGACTTAGAATATTGTAATGAAGTGGGACAAGCAGAAATATCTAATGCAAACGCAACGCTCATACAAAATACAAATAGAGCAGTACATTCAAGATGGATTCAAGATTTGCCTAAGTCATTATGGTTTCAAATGCAATTCGGTAATATCAAAAAAGACAAATTAAGTTATGGTAAAGTCGGGGCAAATGCTAATACAAATCAAGACATATTATTAGATTCAGATGTCATTCCTACAACATATACAGGAGGTCAAATTTTATACTGCAATTCAAGTGCAAAAATAGCAACCACTAATCCTGATGGGTCAACCATTCAAGAAATTTTAGTTATGGCAGTTGAAGGAGGCACAGGAGAAATAGTAAATCCAGATGGAACAGTAGATGCTTTTACTTTTAGTGGTTTAGCCGGATTTGATGCTTCTGATGACACATTTGACAGATTTACAGGCGTAAAGTTTTTATCACAATTTCATGCTGCTGGCAGTAAAATTAGAATTAGAGAAGTAGAAAGGGACTTTAAGCACATTTGGGTTCTTTGGGCTGATATGCGAAATGACGGAACAGCAGATGCAGATGGTGGATTAAGAAAAAAGAAGTTTGGTTTGCAGATGCCTATGGCTAATAATTATTCTGTTAGTATAGAATATGTTGATTCGGAAAATCCAGATGGGACTCCTGTGAAGTTTGCTGATTTGGCTATTGGTTCTGACCTTGATATGTGGGAATTAGATGCTACTCTTGAACCTCATACACAACAACCCTGGTCTGCTTTAGGCTCTAATGCTCTTGGTGGTATTTATGCTGATTGGGAAAATAAAGCAGGTGCATTTGTAGTTATAGATACATCTAAATTTTGGAATTTGAACACAGGCGCAAACTTAGGAAAGACCGGAAGAATAGGTGGAGGAAGAACTGACCTACAAGATTATTACGCAGTAGGTACTGGTTTTCCTATTATGATGGATAATTATTGGGTTGAAGCAATGCCTTCATACAAAACAGTTCAATACCCCTACGACAATTAGATTTTATACACGATGCAAGCCCCGTTGTTCAAAGTATGCCTCAACTATTTGGAAGTATTAACAGGTTATTTATTGACGATGTTACTGAATGGAATGATAGTGGAGTTGGTAGAATTGTCGGAGTGGCTGGGACAGGGACAGGCAGACAAACCTTTAATTGGTTTTACAGTTGGTCTGGTAAAAATTCTACTGATAATTATTTGGATAATGTTATTATTCAAGCAGTTCAACCAAGTCAAATACAAACTCAACAACAAAGAAAGGCTTTGGCTCAAACTATGCAAATGAATAATAATACTACAACTCCAATAACAATAAATTTAGATGATTATGACAGTTTAACTGCATATAACACAATAGCATCTCTTAACGGAATGAGGTTTATGATGCGTGTTTCTGGTAAGGTTCAAAATGAAAATAGCGGAACATGGTTTGAAAGCTCAAAGATTAGGTTTTTGAATATGCTATCACAAACAAAAAATTGGCTGGGTAAGTCTCACTTAACAGGAATTTCATCTATGAAGAATGTTCCTATGACAAAGACAATGAATATTAATGGTTCTCAAGTGTTTGGAAACCCTAATTGGACTCACAATAATACAAACTTTGACACATTTGGCAGCGTTGTAGAGGCAAAAGGCACTACAACCTTTGGTGCTATCAACAAAATACAAAAAGCAACAGGTACAGGTATTAAAGGAAACGGTCAAACATTTACTTATCAAATTGGTCCTGATGGCAGGCTTGATTTAAGACCTGGATATAATGCTTTCTTTAACTTTGATAGAAGTGTTTTGAATATATCTAATATGAACACATCTATACAACAAAAAGTAACTCATGTAAGAGTTTACTTTAATGATTCTAAGTCGTATTGTGATTATCCAACAGTAGACAATACTACTGAAAATATAAGATGGAAAATTCTTGATATGCCTCAAGTGGGGACTTTAGACGAAGCCAAATATGTTGCTAAACAAGAATACTTAAAATCAAAGAAAGCACCACTTTCTCTAAACGCTAAAATAGTGCGAGGAACGCAATCAAATGATGTCATGCTTGATGGTGCAAGGTATGGGTATATTGCTGACCCACAAAGGACAGTATACGGGCAGTGGCCACACTTTATGATGGGAAGAATGAACAATAACTTTTTCCCTGGCTCGGTAAGTGCTTTAGACGGGCAACTAAACAATACAGGAACTGCTCTTGTTGGTTCATCAGGAAGAGATGCTTCAGTTGTAAATGCTTCAGATGAAATTACTTGGGCTGGAAATAATTATTGGTATGGTGCAAACAGCCTTGCTAATGCTATTGAAGTGGTGCATATACCTCAAAACCTACCAAAATACAGCATGACAACAGGCAATCAATTAAGATTTTTTATTACAGTAGACGGTCAAATGCAAAGCACTCCTACTGCAACCACATTAGAAGAAGCAGCACAATATGCAAAGTTTAAGTTAATTGTTATTGACCCAATATTCGTTGATGATGCTACAAGAAATGCTGGCTTTGTTCTTTCAAATGGTGTTGACTCTAATGGAGACCCTAACTTAATTGGCGAAGCAGAATTGTTTGGTTTAGCACAAAGAGGTGGGGTAGAATATGTAGCAGCAGTAAGTGCTGCTGGTCAAGGTCATAGTGCTTCTTCTGATGTAGCGTCAGAGACAACCTTCGGTTCATTACAAAATGGTTTTGTTGAAGTAAATTTACCGCCTACATACGCATTCGGGTCAAACATTGTAAATAAAATAATAGTGTCAATAAACAGAGATTACCTGGAATCACTGATTAGAAAAAGATGTGGTGATTCAGTAGCAGATGTTCTTAAGCCCGCCCATACTCATATACCTTCAGAGGGCGTTTCAGGTTTCCACTTCTTAACCTCTTCAATAAATTCTAAGTCTATTTTCCCTCTTGGTGGAAGATACTACAATGAATTTGGGGAAGGTACTGTCGCCAGAACAGTGTGGTATGCGCCACGATTAATAATAACTGATGACATAAACTTTAGAACAAGTACTGCTTTAACATACAGTGATGAAGCGTATGGTTTTGTCAATAAACCTATGATTATTAATTCCGTAAATTGGGAAGTAAATGCTCTTGGGTATGAACAAGTTATGCTTGGTTTAACCACAGACGAATCTCACTTCCTAAGCAATTTAGGTTCAATGTTTTTAACACCTCCTATTATCAAAGACCCACCTCAAGCACCTTACAGTGCTGGAGGCACTACTTCTGGTCGTGGTGGTGAAACAGGCGAAGAAGGAGAACCTGTCCCACCATCAGGAAACCCAATTGGGCCTGTTCCGCTACCAGACGGAGGTTCATTCCAACCTACATTCCCACCTGGTCTTGTAGGAAATCAAGCAAATTCTATTACTGGAAATATAGTAAATAATATTGGGATTAATAACTTTTCACAAGGCGCACTTGATAGAATTAGAGGTAAAATGGATTTCCCTGTTGGTACAGGTGAATGGGGATTATTAGGCCAAGAAAGACCACAACCAGCACTCATAGGAAGTCAGTTTTTGATTTCTAATGATGGTGCTTTTACTCCTTCGGCTGGCAGCGCTTCTTTAAGCGAAACCGGAATAGTATTGCCTGGCAGAACCTTTTCTGGTAGCGAATCGGCACAATCAGAATATTCAGAAGTTTCTGGAATACAAGTAATACCAAACAATATTACTTCTGCCAATGTTGTTGTTGAGGCTATGATTGATACAGCAATGCACTCCGAACCTACTACAAGCGAAGTAAATCCAGATGAAAAGATTAAGCCAGCTGCAGAAAACTATCATCATCAAGACACAGGAAGATTTGCTGTGGTTTTTTGTACTGTAAACTGTCTTGAAACTGGTTCATCGGTTGAACAAACAACTGTAATACCCGTTAGTGAAAATGGAGTAAAATATACGCTATTTAGCAACAAAGTTGAAGGTGGCGATATACCTGGAAATCACTTAGAAGTGCTAATTAGAAGAGTAGCAGGTGATGGTCAAGATTCTGCTGATTTACAATCTGTAAAGTTAAAATCAATATCGGTTAGCATGAATGTTCAAAATGACGCTACGGAAGGAGCATCATCATTTTTCAACTCTAATGTAGCCCCCCGTTGAAATAAATAAATAATAAAAAAATATAACGCTGTACTGCGTTTATTTATTTTTATATACACAAAATTAAATAGAATTTCTTAGATTTAATATTGCTTTGGCCTTAGCCCTGCCTATACCTTTTACAGACATAAGTTGCTTTTGTGTAGTGCGACTACGCAGTATTTTTGGTAGCGAGCCAAACTTGTCCAGCAAATCTTGAGCATTTTTTATGCTTACACCTCTAACCGCAGAAAGTGCTGCAACCCTATCATCAATTGCTGGTTTTGAATTGCTGCGTATAGTAGGTTTAGATATTCCTTTTACAGTTGCTTGATAATGAGTACCTGCTAAAAAGTCCACCATCTCATCCATGCTGTCTAACTCCATATACTTAATACGGGGAAAATTGCTGTAAAATTCACGCTTAAATTTTTTGATGACGGCAACCATACGGGCTATTTCTCTGACCGCTTCAGCACCACCCAGATGTCGCCCCTTTTTCATCGGTTTTAGTTTTTTGTTATAGACAACCAGCATAGGATTTTCAAAGGTTTCCTGTAATTCTACTAATTGTGCTACTATCGTGCGAGTTCTGCCATGACCCATAATTGAGTGGTATAAATCGTTGATTTCCTTAGCCTCAATACCTGTTTTTCCGATGACATAATCACCGGATTTCATGCGACACACTTTTGCGAAGCCTGTTTTTTCTAATTCTGAATCGCCACACTTAGCGAGGATTTTTTGGATTATAACGGGGTTTTCCCTGTCATCAACCATTAGCATATATAGTCGTTGAGTATAAACTCATATAAAGGCTTCATAGATATTCGGGCTTAAGATACCACAGGCATACTGCTTGACCGCTTTTTCCTACCTTACCTTCCCATCTCATTTCAGTCCAAACGAACCTATTGTCCCACCTTAAGACTTGACCAGCAGCAATAGAATTAGGAACTCCGCTTGTTCCGCTTCTGCCGTTTCTTTTCAAGTGTGAAATATACCTGTCAATCAATGTATCTACTATGAATTCTTCTCCTGTTTCTCGAATCAACTTGGCTGAAAAATCCCTAAACCTCTTAAACTTCTTTGCTTTCATTTTCACACTTCCATAGTCCCATCGTCTCTCCAACAACTGCCTTTACACCAGCCTCTGCGTTGTATTACCCTACAACTTGGAGGATTCTTAAGTCTTATCAAAGACCTTACTGCCTTGCGAGTTATTGAAGCGTTATAGTCAATCCAATTCAGCGTTTCAATGTAAGAACAGATTGAATCTTCTATTTCTTGCTGTTGTTCATCGGATATAGTGTCTGGGTCTGCAAACCAACGCATATTGTGAGCCATCTCAGTTACCAGAAATATTCTTGCCTGATGTTCAGGGTTTGGTTGCTTGATTGTGCTATTGATACAGGGTGGTAGAGGGACTTCGCCTGCAAGCCCAACGGAAAATGCCCCACAAATGCGTTCTACGGGCTTTGTTTGCTTTGGGTGGGTATTGACCCAATCAACCAAATTAAACGCCATAGAAGCCACAGGAATGCCTAAAAACGGGCAATAATCTTTAGGGGCTTCGGAAGGGTGGGAAGGAATAGAATAATCATGTGGATTTTTCATAAATTCATGGGTGTCAATCATAACAGCCCAGCGTTTGCGAGATGGATTGTATGTATTAGGAATACGGGTCAATTTTTCAGCATAACCAATACCGTCAAGCGACCTCAAGCCTTCAGCCATCTTTGCTTCATAGCGTTGTAATTCCGCAGACCAATGCACACCACTAACAGTTTGTGAGAACATTTGGTGAACATGAAACCCACGACCTGTCGCAACTACTCTTACATCAGAATCAGGGTAGTCCTCGTAAATCCTTCGTATTAGCAAGGCAACATCATCTTTGACCTCAGGCATTTGAACACCGTTCTTCCCTAAGTCAAAATCCCACCATGCTCTATCTATCAAAGCAGTTGAATAGTCCGGTCTATTATCAGGATTGAGTTTAGTGAAGGCGTATAGGGAAGTGTAGCACGAGGATTTACTACCCAAAACAGACAAATATTTGTCAAATTCCCTTTGACTATAACACATTGACCTCTTGAGGCCTATTTGTCTGGGAAATTGCATCTGCATAGTAATCATTCCATCGGGTTATATTCACCGCACACACCACATACTATTAATGGTTTCACATTTTCTTTTCCTAATAAGATTGATTTTGCAGTAGCCACTTCTATTTCAGCATCACAAGATTTACAAATCATTCTAACATCTCCTGTTCACAACCCAAATGATATTCGCACCATTCAGGACAATAATATTCAGACCAATTCATAGGCCATTGCTCGTTATTGATACCATGAACGGCCTCGCCAAACTTGCGTATAGTGGTGTTGTATGAGCGACCATTCGGCTTTTCAAGATAAGCAATACCTGATGTGTCGCCCCATATTACAGTCTTTCGCTTACTTGACTCTAATTTTAGTGCTACATCAACATTCGTAGCGTCTGGTGCAATGACAAGATACCTGCAATCTTCAACATCATATCCTGCTTCTTCAAGCATAAACTTATAGAAATTCAGTTCCCTTCGTGTCCTTTGGACTTTACTGCTACCGAGTTCTCCGGTCTTGAGTTCAACTATAATCAGCCTACCGTCTTTATCTTTGAAAACTCCGTCAATCTTACCTACAAGCAAAACATCATAATTATGCCAGACTAACTCATCGTCTGTAAAATCAACGGTATAGGGTATTGAATGCTTGACTTCTGCTTCAACCAATTCCCAATCAGGAAACTTCTTTGTTAGAGCAACCATGATTTCGTTCATAGCGTCAATTCCTAAATCTGGTTGAATTTCTAAAATCTTGACAACATCAGGTATAGGCTTTTCTTCTGTGAGTGATACCTCCAAAACATTGTGTATTAGTGTTCCCCGAACCATAGCCTCGTTAGGGGGTGGCGATAATCGTTGAATGTAATTCCAATAGTAAAGACGAGGACATTTGCTGTATGTCCCGAAGGAAGATTTGCTTATCCTTAATACGCCTTCTTCAGCAGGATTGTATGATGAAACGACTTCACTCACTTTCACTCACCTTATCTAATGCGTCTGTTTCGGTTTGTCCCGTATTGAAATCGTGATTGATTAATTCTTCCCATGCTTCAGCGTGATGTGTTTGTAGCCAAAGACAAATTTGAGTATTAGAATTAGATAGAAGTATTAACTGTTGCATAAGACTTTTGTATCTCCTTGTCAGTTCTTTTTTCGGTATTCTATTTATGTCAAGGCGACCCTGCCAAATTGCTATGTCTGTTTCGTCTATCATTATCTCACCATTCTATACGAGTTTGTTTTGAAAGTGTGTCTGGCGTGGACTACTAAGCCATCAACTTTTCCTGCTTTAGCCCAATAAGCCAATCTTGAGCCAATCATAGGAGAAGAAAAATTGTTAGAACTGTGCGGTATCATGTTTTGAGCAGACATCCAACTGAACAAATCCTTTGCAGTAAAGGGTATATCCCCATTCACAACAAACCATGAACGCAAAGCACCCTTTACCATTCTATCAACAAGTGGTCTTTTACCCGCCATGTTTCTATGTCGGCTTGTAGGTATATAAGACTATTGTTCAATCCAACAAACGATGCAGAAATCACCATCTATAAGACCTTCTTTGCAGGGGTCGCCACATATAGAACATCTATTGCAGATACATCTACCGTATTTCATAGTGTTGTTGTATTCAATTTTAGTCGCAAGTGGCTCTTTACCTCCTTTACTTCCCCATGTTATTACTCCTTCACAAACCATACAGTACTTTACTGTTAATTCGTAGATATAGGGGTTGTTCATAACCATTCAACCTTTGACTTCCCATCTCGAGCATTTTCAAGTGGTATTATATCCCAACCAGCAATCTCAAATAAGGGTTTCACCTTATCAATAACAAATCGCTGAACGATATGCTCATATCCGATTTCAATGTTAAGTCCGTCAAGGTCTGATGCTTTGTCAAAGGCAATATAGTTTCCTTCGCTGTCAAGTGTTGTCTTGAAATAATCACCTGCACGATAACCTTTACCGAGATAATCATTAGCCCACTTAGCACCCGCAGAAGCACCAGACAATACTTTGTATTTGTCAAGGTCTTGAGTTAATTTGCCCTTCATAGCCAAGTCCTCA